AAATTAACAATATTACTTCTTAAAGTAGCATCAGTTAAGGACACAGTACCAGCAGACACGCTTGTAAAGTCTGAATATGAGCCTGCAGCTGTGTAATATACGTTACGACCAGCAGCAATCCATACTCGACCACTAAAAGATTGAACGCCTGTGTTCTCATCTAGGTTGATAATAGCTTTAGCTGTAGCATTAGAGCCTCCACCACCTGTAATAGTGACTGTAATGTTAGACGCATTGGTGTATCCAGAGCCAGGATTAGTCATGACAGCTTGTACCACTTGACCACCTGAGATAATGCCTGTGGCTGCTGCATTAGCACCACCGCCTCCGGAGATACTAACACTTAGATTAGAAGCATTTGTATAACCAACACCTCCACCTGTAATAAGCACTGATACAGTGCCTCTTTTAAAAGTGACTAAACTTGCTACTGCATTAGCACCAGAGCCACCACCTCCTGTAAATGTTACAGTAGGAGGACTTGTGTAACCAGAACCAGCTTCAGTTAAGATGACTGCATTGATAGTGCCTGTAGCTACAGTAGCATTGGCTGTGGCACTTGCACCACCTCCACCAGTAATGGTAACTGAAGGCGCAGTGGTATAACCTGAACCAGAATTAGTCACTGTAATTAAAACAACTGTATTAGATAAGGTAGTTGCTACAGCTGTAGCTTGAGTACCGCCAGGTAAGTTAGGTGCACCAAGAGTTACATCAGGCACAGAAGTATAACCGGAACCTACATTGGTAACTAATATAGATCGAACACCACCTGAACCTTCAGTGATGGTACATACTGCAGTAGCCTGAACACCATTAGCATCATTAGGTGCACTAATAATAACAGCAGGCGCTTCTGTGTATCCTGCACCACCAGATATTAAACCAATAAAACCTACTGAACCTACAAAAACTAAATTAGTGCCATTCCAAGTGTAGTACCCTTTTTCTGGGTCAAGGATAAGTGCACGCTCACATTTCCATTGTGATACTCGCATACCACTATTAGAAAATGTACTTGTAACTGCTACGTTACCTTTTGTGTTAGTGGCTAAATCTACATATTCACATCGACCATCAGCTTGAAATGCTAAAGCATAATCTTTGTTATTGATATTGACTGAAAAAAGTTGAGTAACAGTGTTACCAAAAGCAACAGATTGATTATCTGAATTAGGAAGAGCTTTTAAATTACCATAGCCCAAAGGCATGAGATTTTCAAGCCATGAAAACTCTGTCTCTTCAATCGCAGTACGATTGCTTTTGCTATTGATACCCTTAAACTGCTTGGTAACAAGATACGACTTTTTCTGTTCAACTGCTGCCATAGTTTATAAAGTCGAGTAAGGGTCAGGAATTCGTCTAGTAAATACGCTGTTAAGTACAGCTTGTGCTTGTTTAATATATTCTTGTTTAAATATCTCAGCTTCACCAAAAGACTGTTCTTTGTATTTAGCTTTGTAAGCTGCATAAAAAGCTACAGGTGAGCTATATGGACTATTGATAGTATCAATGTCTGTACCAGCTACCAATGGTGTAGGCAATACAGTAGTATCAATTTCTAATTGATAAATTTGATCTGGCACAGGAGAAATAAATATTTGAGATTGTCCATACACTGTAAATGAAATAGGTCTGCCAATATAGTTTTGCCAGAAACGCAACTCAGCGTTAAATTGTGTCCATGGCATATATCTCATAGGTACTCGTGTATTTCCCCAATAGAGATTTATATTTAAAACATCAAGGGTTTGTATGCCTTGAGGTAGAGAAGCATAGTAAATGTTTTCACAATTACCTACATAAGTTAATCCTGCAGTTCCATTTAGGAATTGTGTAGTAGGAGGATAGTTATAATTAGAAGCAGGATAAGCAGGGGGTTCAGTACCTGTTGTGCCAGCTTGGGTAACTTGATAAATGAAGATGTTAGAAAAAATAAAACTATTGAGAGTAAGAGCAGTACTAGCAGCCCATGCTGTAGGATTTGTAGGGGTTGCTCCACTGATAGTGTCAGTTGATCTAACTTTTAAAGGTGTTTGTGAAATCTGGACTATTCTTAAACATCCAGTGTCTCTAACTAAACGCTCTCTAGCGTCATTGATATAATCTGTAAGCTCAGTATCAGTATAGAAGTTGCCATTAGCATCATGCAAAAGTCGTCTGACTTCTGTAATATATCCTGATAGTGTCTGAGACATTTAAACTCCATACAATAATATATTGTTATCCAGCCACTTGGATTTTTTCCTTCTCACGTTTCAAAGGCATAACCTTATTCTCATGAGAAGGTAATTCATCCACCACTGGGGATAACAAGTGGTTGTGTTTAGGTGGTTGGTCTGAAATGACAAATTGTTCTAATTTCTTTAGACCTTTTTCGATGTCATTCCTTGTTTGAATGAAACCAAGTCTCACCATGTATTCTTCTTTATTTGAATCTAAATAACCAAATATGTGACGAGCAGCCTTTTCGGTAATTTCTACAGTTTTTCCTTTAGGGAACTGTATGGTCTTAAATTCAAAATCAAATTCAAGTAAATTATCAGACTTATTCGTCACATACAAGGTTGACATTTCTATAATTCTACAACGTCACCAAAAACAGTAATATCGCAAGTACCATTGGTTACAGCAGTATTAACTACCAAGTATAAGGCTGGAGCTGTGTAAACACCTGTTAGTGTTGCAGCTTTTAAACCTAAATCTTGGTAAGTAGTTGTGCTAGACACATTGGCTAAAACTACGTTATTGGAAACTGCATTCGAAGAATTACCATCACTTGATGTGAGGATTGCTACGTTTGCAGTTGCAATAGTTGCATTTGCGTTAGCTACAGTAATTTGACGAACGATGTAAGCAGTACCAGATGTGATTGGTATTGTTGCTACAGCATTACCAGTTGCACCTACTGATGCACCTTGTACTTTGCCTAGAGCAATACCATTAAAACGATCTGGGTACAACGCTCCTACATGATTCGCAATCATACCGTCTCCTTAAGCGTAAGTTTCACTAACAGCTTCACCGCCATTAGTTGCTAATAATGTTACTGATGTGTTTGCTGATGCTGCCACCGCAAATACATTTTGACCGTCAGAAATAATAACGCCACCAGTGTTGTTAGCTAAAAGCGTAGCAGCACTAGAACCATTATTTGCTGTCACAGTTACGTTAGCTGTTGGGTACATTAAGTACACACCAGCTGGAATAACTGTACCAGGTGTTGTCACGGCTGTAACAGTTGTTGTTTGAAAGTAGGCACCTGCAGTGTTAGTGTTGGTACCTGTAACTAAAATCTTATTGGTTGCTAATGACATAACTTATTCTCCTTAAATTGTTAATGAGTTATATCCAGTAACCTTAGTCATGGATTTTGGTTTAGTATTCACTAACTCAGCAATAGTTAGCACCGCACCTACATAACCGATTTGCCAGTTAGGTAGAGTTGATTCAAAACCTGTAAACACAAATGAACCTTGGTCATGGATATATAATGAGAGGTAATTTGTATTGAGGAAGTAAACCGTACCTTCTGGGCAATATGGGTCTGGATAAATTGGCACACCAGCTACCATCAATGCACGGAAAGCTGCTTGAGGACCGTTTGCTTCACCATCAAAGCCTGAACCTGGAGTAATTACATATTGCTCTTGACCAACGTAGTCTTGAGCTAATAATGTCCAAGTACCAAAGCCGCACACACCAAAGCTAGGCACTTCAGCAGAGTTTTTAACTGTGCCAGAAATGTATTGCAAGATGTTTTGACGGGTTGGGTTGACACCACCTGCTGCATATTGTTTTGATTGCCACCAAGTATATGTAGCACGGTCAATATTACCGTAAGTACCACTTGATGAAACAGCTGCAGGTAACCCTGTAAATTGTTGAGTATTAGTACTGTTGTTGTACAAGCTTGTTGCCATAGCATCCATCATAACGTTGGTTGCATCATTCATTCTAGCTTCAATCAAAGGAATGACTGCGGCATCTTGTTGAACTGCACCTTCCATACCTAGGAATGGAACTGGAGCAATCATCAACTTTAAGTTGAACTCAGCATTGTATGCGCCTTGTTGAACTGAAGGTTGATTGAATGAGCCAGAATAGTCTGACCATTGTGCGTTCACAAATTGTGAGCCTTGTACAGGCACAGTTACTGAAGAAACACCACCAGATGCTTGTTGACTGTTTGCAATCAACGCCGCCATCAATGGGGTGCTGTTATAAAGTTGTACGACTAGCTTCGGGATAAACGCTCTACGAGTGACGTAAGTCAACTCCGTTAATTGTGTTGAACCTGAAGCCGGAAGAATACCACCACCTATAGCCATAGCTTATCTCCGTTTTTAATAAAATTAATCCCCGTTACTATTAAAGACCAATGGGTTTAGGAGATTTCCTAAGCTCATTAAGCGCTTTAAATGCTTCATCCCTTGCAGCTGCCACAGGATTTTTCTGAAATTTAGAAAGATCAAATTTGGACAACGTACTTGGGTTATAACTTGTACCTGGAGTTGGAGCTGCTGATTGCTGCATCCATTTCCAATACTCTGCTGCTGTTTCGTGATTAGGAATGTTTTTTTCTAACATTATTTTTTCAATAGATTCAATGTCAGCATCGTCTTTAGCTAATCCTTTTTTAAGGAGCGATTGACGTCTTTCATTTAAACTATCTCTTGCATCACGTTCACGCATTCTGTTTTCTATACCTTCTACTCTTTCATAAGCTTTTGATACGGCACTTGTTGTCGCATCTTCAATCTCTAATTCAGGGATTGGTAAGTCTGGTTTAGCTTTTTTAGTTAAGCGTAAAAAATCTTTTCTTGTTTCTGGATTCTCTGCTAACTGTCTAGCTAAAGCAGCTAACTCAAGCGTTTGTTCATTTGACATATCTTCTAAACTCATGACTATCCCCTTTTAAATTAAATTACTTTTTTACCGTCAGCTGGTTTTTGAACATTCATGCGGTTCTTAGGACCAGCTTTAGCTGCACCGTCTAATCCACCCATTTCAGAGAAACGTGGTGTATTTACGATTTGACCGTTTTGTTGGTTGTTATCAGTTGGGCGTCTTGGTGCACCAGCTGCTCTTGGTTTAAATAAATCCATTTATTGCTCCTTAAGTGTCATTGGTTATACAGGTCCAGGTGAAGGTGGCAATCCTTGCGGACCTCCGCCCATACCAGGAATTTGTGGCGCTTGTGCCAATGCTTTACTTTCAGGCGTTGCGCCTCCAGCCTGAGGTAAAGCTTGTAGCATCTGTAAAATTTCAGATTGCTGCAATTCTTTTACGCTATTTTTTCTTTCGCCAATAACTGCTGTGAGTGATTTCAATGCAGACAATACCTTTTGTCCTTCTTCTGAATCACTACCAATTGCTGCTATGGATTGTTCGATTAAGTCCATTGCCATACCAATATTAATTAAAGCTGCTTCGCGGCTTCCTGTTTTAGGTTCTGGGGTGGACATTGGAGATGCCATTGGAGGAGTTTCATCCGCTGACATAGATGTATCTACAGGCTCTGCTTCATTTTTAGCAGGCATAGGAGTAGTTGATGTTGGTTTTTCCATCATCTGTAATAATTCTGCTGAGGGTTCTGCCATTTTTTTTCCTAAGTTTATATGCTAGATATAAACAATTTTTTTAGGATTGTCAATACCTATGCAATTTATTTGCACATTTTACGGCTCTTACGACCTTTTCTTGCCATTTTAAGTCCTTTCAAAATGAAGGCGACCACTTTTTTAGAGAGCAGCCATACTCTTTTTTTAATACCCACGTTTCATATTTCTTGCAGAACTGCGGTCTGTCATGCGAGTTCCATAAGTTTTCATTCCTTGTACGCGGTATTGTAAACTTGCAGGTTGATCTTGTCTATTTAATTCTGCAGTCGAATAACGAGGTTGATCTGCAGTGGGTGTTGTCATATCACGTTCTGCCATTATAGTTCCTCCATATCAGTTGCTGGTGGAGCTGGACTAGGTGTAGGTGCCTGAGGCGCCATAGCCATCATCTCAGCTTGTTTTTGCTCATTAGCTTTTAATTTCTCTTTGAGCAATTGTTTCATTGGAGGTTCAAGTAAATCAATGAGACCCTCACGATCAATAGCTTGCGCTTTAAATAGATTAAATGCAAGTTGTCTTAAATCTTCTGTAAAGATTGGTGAGTTACTATGTGCATCTACTTTCACCACAAAATCTTCTGTAAATTGTGCAGCAATAAATGGTACGCCGTCAACATCTTTAAAGTGAGTGCCATCATACACGCGCATCATTTTTAAATAAAGGGTTGCTACTTTTTCTAGTGCATCTTCCACAATGATCGCACGTTTCTTAGCACGGCTAGAACCTAAACGCGCTAATTGTGAAGCATGACCTGCAGAACGAACACCTTGTTCACCACGACCAGACAATACAGATGAGATACCAGAAGCTTCTGCAAACATTGCGTCAACTTCATGGATCACTTCAAATAATTGTTGTGGCATGGTTGGTGCAACACGCTCTACTTTAGCGTTAGGAAGATCACTTGATAATAAACCACCTGCGCGATTCAATGCAAAATTCTTTTCATCTAAGATGCCAGAGAAACCAATCAATGCTGTAGGTGGGTTCACTTGTTTAGATAAGAGATCAAGAATCTCAGACATACGTTTATTTCTTAGTTGTTGTAAGAAAACTAAACGTTGTACTTCAGATTGACCCCAGTAGTAATCGTATTGTGGGTTAGGACAAATTTGTATGAAAGGACATTCGCCTTTTAGGAATACAGTTTCACCTGGTCTGTCATAAATAACTATATCAGGATCAGCAATGGTCACCACTTGATAGTCTTGTGTTTCATCATTCCATACCCAAAGCTCATTCATTTCAACTGTATCTTCAGCCACACGCGCTTTATAACGAGTGTAACCAGATAAATCTAAATTGACGTTACCATACATGGTTGGATTAGACTGTGACATCACAATTCGATCTAAACCTTCTGGCACGTCTAAACCACCTTGATGGTAAGCAGAGCTTACTCGTTTTAAAATCTCATCACGTTTAGGATGAGAATACAAACGATTCATCAATTCTGATTTAGTAATATAATATTTTTGAACTAATGCTTCTTGACGATCTGTGTAAGGTGTATCTTCACGCAATACGCCTACGTTACCAGGCTCAATCATGTAAGGGTGGATGCCACTACGATAAATAAGCTTCACAAAGGTGGTGTTGTAACATAATGCCCACGTCAAAGCATTGCTAAACACTTGGTCACAATTGCTATTAAGCCACTCATCATTAAGTGCTTTAGTAAGAATAGACACTCGTCTAAATTCATCTGGAGGCACAGCAGCACCCAAGTCAATAGAAAAGCG